ACAGATGGAGTCTTTGGGGCGCTGCCATTCCCATATGTATATTATACAGTCAAATAGCTAGGGATGTCAACCCTCTCAACTGGACCCCAACCAATCTTGTAAGCTTTCCAGTTGCCATTGAGATCAAACAGGTAAGCATACTCTTCACCACCCATTTTACCAGAAACAAACTCATCAAAGCTGCTGATGTCAGGTTCATTCATCTCACCACGCTCAGAATGATACAGTGGTTGTGCATCACGAGTGTGAGAATAAGACCAACTACCAGCATCATCTTCAATGATTTTGCCGTTTTCATCACGAAGAGCAGAACTCTCCCAGGTGTGAGTGGTACGAAGAGAAGACATAGAACCACCATCAATGAGATCTTTGACAGCATCACGATCTTGATAGTGCTGCACAAGGATCCTACCATTGTGCTCAACATAACCATCCCAGTGGCAGTAGACACTAACCACGGTATGATCAGCGAGTTCGTAACCGATACGAGAACGAGTGCCCATTGGATTAGAAGCGAAGTGGTGAGGCTCTGTGCCTCATGAGATCAATATAAGGGATAGCCACGACCTTGGCAACCCCCTGAACCATCAGAGTTTCTTATCAGTCAGAAGCACGGTAGGGTCGAGGAGGAGTTGCCTGAGGTTTAAGGGCAGGCTCATCACAACCCAGCACAAGGTAGTAGTGTGTGATGCCAGTCTTCAGGTGCTTCTCGATCTTGATGTCCATGATGTCCAATACGGAATCATCAATGTCATCAAACAACCTATCACATGTCCTAATATCTGCATTAGGATCGTTGAGAGAGTTCAACAGCTCAACTAGATTTTGAATCTTCATGGTAATCAGAAAAATCGGGGGAACAATACACAGTGTCATCAGTTTCATCAGCCCATGCTAGAAACTCAGCTCCAAGGGCAAGGGCATCATCATGACGATCATCACAGAGAAGTTCAGTCATGCGTTCCTGTGCCCATCCAAGGCAACTGGTAACATAACTCGTCATGTCTTTTAGTTCATCGTGGTCCATGTCAAGTTGTGAATGAATCGACAATCCGACTTTTTTGGTCTTCTGCGAGAAGAAACTTTTGAGCCTTTTTGATGTTTTCCATAGCTTGTGAATAATACTCAGAATAGTAGTCATCGTCCCACTCAACAATAAGATCATAACACTCTTCGTCAGTTTTAGCAATCACTGACAAAACGCCACCATACTCAGATGAGGGGAAAGGAACCCAGTAGTCAATGATGTACAGATAAGTCATTTGCGATAAGGAGAGTTGTAGTAGGAACGAAAAACAGAAACAAGAATAACGAGCGTTGAAACCACACCAATAAGACCAAGGAAGGTGGTGGCATCACCGCTAAAATTGAGAGTGTCGGGTGTCATTTTTTGAAAAGAAGTTGAATGGTAAAGGTAATTACAAGCCATTTCCAATAGGGAAGAACCATCATTGGAAACAACCAGGAGCAAGACAGAGACAACAACCACGCTATAAGAAGCGTAACTGTAACGGCACCAAGAACTTCTCCAACGAGTTGATCTGTGGTTTTATCCTTAGATGTCATTCTACAAACTCCATAAGGTAATAGTCAACTGTGACTTCAAGCTCTGCCGCTTTGCTTTCAAGCTCCATAGCAAACTCATGTGCCAGTTGCTCGTCTTCGTGGGCGCAAAAAAGATCAAGAGTCGATTTATGCATGGTTAGAAACGTAACATGGACAGTATAGAGGATTTAGTGTGGCTTGTCAACTGGTAGGTCAGATTTATCTTGTAGGCTCCGAACAAAGAGTTCAGTAAACCGTTGCATCTTATCAGGATGGACGCTGGCTGGATAATCGTTGATGGCTCTTCGTAAAGTGTCCATCTCATTCCATTCCTCTGTGTTCAGTGTCATTGTTTACCTCTGTGTTAGGATTTGCTAACTTTACAATACTATCTAGGGATGTCAACGACTCTTTCTTTTGTTTTAAGGATTCATCCGCCAGGAAGTTGTCTAATGAGTCAAAATCATCCTTAAGTTCTTGGATTTTCTTTTTGTCGTGGTAGAATGCCCACAGAGCATTGTGAACGTCCATCAGATGATCAATCCAAAACCCAGCAGGATAGATTCCAAGTGCATCTTGCAGACCACGATGACTCGTTCCTTCACTTTCTGCCTTACACATAATATAACAGATAGCCTGAACTAGATCGAGTTTATCCGATTCAGAAAGCATAAAATACTTTCCTACTGCACGTTGCCTTGCCTCTTCATTTGCCTTCTGAAGTTCCTTGAAAGCATCAGAGTCCCACCATTCTTGAAGGGATTTACCAAGTTTGTTAGGTTCAGTCATCTTTTCCAAAAAATGTGCCGAATAGACCAGAATCACCTGGCTTACGATTTTCAAGTTTGTCCAACAGTGCATCAGTATGAATTACACTATCAATACGAGTGATGAGATCTGCAATTACACTGCAAACCATAGGACGTTCTTGACGTGAAGCATAAGACAATGCATTACGCAAGTTTGCTTCTGCTTCTTTCAAAGATTCTTCAACAGATTGTGATAGTGCCATGGATCATTCCTCAGTAAGATATCTAGATTTTTGTGACTGATAATCTTCTGGATAGGTTTCTTTAATAAAAGCATTACATTCCAGGCTCAAATCAGATACGATATATTGAAGGAATTGTAATCCAGCAGGAGAAAACTCCTTCAAATCATCAGTCTTGAAGAAACGATTTGCTACCTCTTTATGAAGCAACACCTTTTCATCAAGTTTTTGGGAGAAGAACTGTGTCCACTCCTCTGCGTGTTCTTGGCTTTTAAAATTAAGAATCATTTGGGTTCTCCCACTTTACGAATTTCAAATGCACCGTCTTTACGATCAACCCACTCAATCTGGTCACCCTCACCCCAACCAGTGTGTTCTAACATATCTTGAGGAAAAGTAATTTTATAGTCTGTTTCGTAAGTGTCATCATTAATAACTTCTTCAACAGGAACTATCCAAGTTTTTTTCTTGGTAATTGTAGAGGTTGTATCAGCATGTGCTGCGGCATCACACATAGCATCAAGTTCTTCATCAGTATATTGATTATTTTCTTGCACTTTAGTAACTTTAGAGATATGTGGTAGATTATCAGAATGATTTTTCTTTTCAGGTGGCATCCAGAAACCATCATCAGTCATCCAATATCCAGCAGCAATCATCTCATCATAAGTTGCATCTTTCTTTTGATTAACATCTTTCAATTTACACAACAATTCATATGCTTGAGAAGCATATTTCCTATGATGCTCATAATTTTCTGACACTGCATTCCAGATGCAATCATAAATTTCTTCTGCTGTTGCTTCACCAGAAGACATTGCATCATGCAGCCAGCTCTCAAGATTTTCAAGTGAATACTCTTTGTAATCAAAAGACATAATTAATCCCTCGGTTTTGGTTTGTTACACTCGTTACAGTAGTAGGAAAACCCACTCTTAAAGTATTTTACCACTTGATAGTGATCTTTGTCAAGGGGTTTCTCTTCATGACAATTACTACATGTCCTTGAGGTGTTGTTTTTTTGCTTGCTTAAGTTGCTTGAGTTCATCTTTGATTTGTTTGTAGGCAATTGGAGCAGGAATTTTACCACCCATTTCCAGGGCGATGATAATGTCAACTCTTGTGCCAAAGTGTGCAAGTGCTCTTTCAAAGTCATCAAGGTCATACATTTTAGTTTTTATATATTTCTAAAGATAAAATATCTATGCGGGCATCCAATGAATTTTCAAGACGATACAATTCATTTGTAGTGTTAATATTCTCCTCTTCAAGAACTTTAATTCGATCCTCTAATTTAATAACCTGTTGAGTTAGAGATTGAAGTAGTTCAATCAAGGAATATTCATTATCATTAGCATCATAGCAGGTAATACGATACCGACTCTTATCGTTGTCAGTATTAGAGAAAAACCAATTAAATAATTGTTTGATCATTTAACAGCAACCTCATTTAGATAAGCATAATAACGCATGAAAGATCCTAAACGACAGAGACTACCCAGACTAGCACAAAACTCCTGATATGGCAAGAACTCAAGGCAGAGTGTTGTTGAATCCAACACATGTTTAATTAGATCCACTCTGGTCTCCGTTGTGGAAGACGAAGATAATTGCTGGCTACCCATGGTTTTGATGCAATGTACATTTTATAAGCAGTGAAGGTATCAATGCTTGTATCTAATTTATACTCATCAGGCATTGCCCTGACAAATGATGTAGGTTCTTTTCCGCTACGACCTTGAATATCTGACGTTGGAAAGATTTCACTTGCATGTAGCAATGTGGTAAAGCAGGTATGTGTTTTACCATAACGTGCAGAATATTCTGCACACAAGGCAAATCCATGAGCAATCAACCATCGCCAATTATTGACATAGGATGATGCCCAGATGGTACATGGATGATTACGAAAGGCACCCCTATCAGTAGCGTAAGGTGTGCCATCTGCTTTTGGAAGAGTGCCAAATCCATGCCCCCATTTGTCGGATGCAACGATGGACAGCATTTGACAAGTTTCCAAGGGCATCTTGACAATATGCTTGTCAGGTAGCACAATGGCAGACTTGTAGGGATCGGGGTCAGTGACAAAAATGTTCATAGTGGTCTTGGATTCCCACATAGTATAGCACTAGGCATCTCACAATGGGCAAGTGCCCTTGCTTCAAATTGTGTCGTTGCCTCAACAATTCGTTTATGATACTTGGATCCAGTCTCTTTAAGTTTGTAGGTAA